CTGTAGTCTTATCCATACCTTGTGTACATGTGTCTAACTGTTTGAGTAAATGATATAATACTGAATCATCTGTGTTTGCAACACCTCTGTCGAGTTTGTCTCCAAGTTTTTGAATCTTTAACTCTAGTGGTGTAAGTTTTTCTTGTTCTACTGCAATTTCGGCTAATGCTTCTTCTGTGAGTCTTGCAAGTTCTTGATCATATATCTCGTTTGAGAGTATAGACTTGAATTCTTTCAAATCCTCAATAGTGAATACATCTCTAATGCCTTGCCAAACACACTGATATTCTATTGCGATTTCGTCAAACGTACATGATTGACCATGTGATACGAATGGTACTTGTACTATTGATTCTTCTGCGTATGCGTATGTTGTAGTTCCTACTGTTAATAGGACCACTAATGCTAGTATTTTATTATTCATGTGATTCTATAAATGCGGCACCTATTTAAAGTTTACTGAAATAAAAAAGAGTTTTGATTAAGTATTAGCCTAATCGTTTTTACTTGAAAGAATTACGAATGCGGTTGCATCTAAGACGACTGCATTGACTCTGTGTGTTGCAACAATGTCAACGGATTGTCTTACGATATTTTTACCAAATTCGAGTTCGATATCTCTGCCTACTGCTAGACCAAATGCTTTACCTTTCATGAAACAGATATTTCTAGCTGCGTTATTAAGGTCTGTTTTAATAGAGTTGGTGACGAATATCTCAATACCGAAGTACAGATTAATTCTACCTTGTCTACTAATTTCAGGTGAACTGTTTTGGATAAAGTTAACTATAACTGTATCTTGTATGAGTTCTTTTTGTGCTTTTGGTGTCATTGCAATAACTGCTGAACCGTTTTCTGGATCGTGACCTTGGGATTGGAGTCTTACTTTTGCTGCTTCAATTCCGGCTGCTTTCATGACACCTAGGGCGTCTTCTGCTGCGTTGTCTGCGACTGCTGCACCTGTAGTAGCACCTAAATGGTTTGCACCAAAGTCTACTGAGGTACTGGCTGCGATTGTTGATAAAACAATAGTTACTTCATCTTCAAAGGCTCGTGTTCTAGCTGTTTCACGGATCTTCTCGAGTAAGTCTTTTGGATATTTCTCAACTTCTGCTTTGAGGACGTTCTGTCTAAAGCCTCTAACTGTGTTAGCGGAGACTTCGATTGCGGTCAAAGTGGAGGTTGCTGGAGTGATATCTGTTGAGACATGCTCTGTGATAGTTCCGAATGCTGGGATGTCGAGAGTATAGAATCTTACAGTATCATTTCCTTGCGGAATGACTTTTACTTGTACCCACGGTCTAATAGTTTTTACTAATATACCACCTGGTAGGATAACGATTTGTTGTCCTACATCAACTCCAGGAATTGTACCAGATGTTGATACGGCCTCTGAGAATTGACTTGGTTTGAATACACTGTGTTTTTCTAAGAATTCCTCTTTGTCGATTTTAATAGATACTTGTTCTCCGGAGAGGACTTTTTCTAATAATGTGACTTGTTCATCTACTTGTGATTCTTCCCATTGTTTAGGAGTTACACTTTCTTGAACTTCGGATTTCTTTGCTTCGGTCTTGACTAATTCCGTTTGGATTTTAGCGGTTTCCTCGGCTACTCTTTTCTCTACCATATCTTTGATAGAGGTTTCAAGTGATGTTTTTGCTTCAAGTTCTGCTGCTTCATTTTTTGCTTTTTGATCTGCTTTACATTTTAGATCGTCTACTGCACAGTCTTCGGCTTCTTTAGCTGCTACTGATTTCTCAGCGGCATCTACTTCTGCTTTTTTAAGGTGTGCGTCGAGTCGGGCTGAAACGGCTGCATCTACTTTTGCATCAAATTCTGCATTTAGTTCTTGTTCAGTTTTTTCACTAGTCATTACTTTATTATCTAAGGTTTCTGTATTAATAGAAGTAATTACACACTCTGTAGAGAACAATTCAACTGAATGTTTACCACATTTTGATTCTGATAATGATAACGAGACTTCTGGGATTCCTGGAGCCTCACCTAATAGAATAGACATCTCATTGAAGGTTACATCAATAGGAGTTGACATACAATCACCACCGTCAGGGTGACAGATAGTTGATTCTTCGTTTGCTGATAATCCAAGAGATACTTTAACGTCATCACCTGAATCTATAAGTGCTTGAACCTGTGACTCTACCATTTGATTGTTAATGGTTGCCTGATAATTGAGGTGTTCTTTTTCTTGGTCCCAAATTAGATGTGATTCACCAATTACACCTGAATCTGTTTTATCGTGATTTAATCTTAATTTTACAATCTTGTCATGTCCTTTGGCTAGTTCGGAAGCGAAATAGAAATTACCATTAAGTGACTTTCTAGGCATGGCTAGAGTACCGTTTACTTTTAACATGATTTAATTGGGTTCTACGGCATTACAAGAAGTATTTAGATGTCTAGGAGTAACAACTGATTTACTACTGTATGAGATTTGAAGAATTTATTTAGTTTTAACTCTACGTTGTTAAGTTTACCTTTTACTGTTATGTCTCCTACCGTAGATACTACTGAATGTATTGGTTTATATACCTCACGTAATATCTTGGATGATATAGTCATACTGTCAGGATATGATATTTTAGACTCTACCTTTGAGTTAAACCCAGTTAGTATCTTACCCTCTGCTTTTAGGTAAACAGGTATGATCAAACCTGACGATACTTTTAGTACTGCACTTCCTTCCATTAACTGCTTAGGTAACTTTTTGAATCTTCTTTTAGATACTCCGCCAGATGGTATGAATTTAGTATTAAATATTGCCTTGTTAAACAGAGTGGAGTTAAATACGGTCATCTATCCGACCTGGACTTCTACAATAGATCCGTTCTTCTTCATCTTAATAAAAAGACCTTGATTATTATCGTCTATAGTTTTTACATACATCGTACCCGTTCCTGCACTTGGATCAGAAGGTGAACTTGATTGAACGGTCCAGTCTTGTGTTGTATGTGCTCCACCACCTGCACCATCTATGGCGGCTTGTAATCCGTTAGTTCTTGCGATAGTTAAATCACCATCTGTTATGGTTGCTTGTTTAGCATCTATGGCGGCTTGTAATCCTGTGGTCTTTGCTATGCTTAGAGTACCATCATCTATAACGTGATCGTCATTCCATTCTGTTTTGTTAACTTCTGCACCTTCTTCGTCAGGTGATGTTGCTACAGTACTGTGTTTGATTACCATTACCCAATAATCACCCTGAATTTGATCTTAGAGTCTTTAAGAGATTCAGTACGGTTTTTATTTGGGGAGAATTCTAACACTATCTTACCTTCTTCTTTTACGCCTAGTTTGCTAGTGAATTCTATAATCTTTAAACCGGTATCTTCTACAGTGGCATCTAAGAGTTCTACTTTGTCTGTAAAGTCATTCTTCATTACCAATTCAAGTCTGTTAGTGGTACCCAGTTCAGTTACACCTAGATTAACTAAGTCTATCTCTACACCCTCTTTGTAAAATCTAATCATTATTACCCTCTCGCATTGTATCATTTAATTTGTCTAGTATTTGCATTTTCTTAACTCTTAATTCAGATTCTTCATTAAGTTTTATAGATTCGTGATGTTCTTTTGTATCTATTTGTTCTTGTAATCTCAATCGTATTTCTTTCTTGGTCATTTTAACATCATTTAATATCTCCTGTAGTACCTTGTTCTTTTCTTCATTGTAAGAAGTATCAAGCATCACAGATTCAGTTGGTTTAGGTGGTTCAGGTATTTCAGGCTCTTTATTCTGGCCACCCATCTGATCCGTAGGAGTTACTGATGTGATAGGGAGTGTATCTTCCATATCAGCCATGTCAATCTTGACATCTGTGTTCTCTGCTAGGTATGCTCTTACTTCTGATCTCTTGATAGTTCCTTTCTCAAATAATGCGGTGACATCTTGAATTGAGAGAACGGATTCTGAATCAAACTGGAAATCTACTTTAATATCTACAATTTTAGGATTGAAACCCATACCTTCTAGTACTGCATCAAATATCTGCTTCTTTAGACCTAATCCGAATCTACGTTGAATTCGTTTAATCTTTAATTTGATAATATCACTGGCAGACTCGGAAGATGCACGTGCTGTGAATCCAGCAGTTAAGATTTGGGATGCAAACTGCGTACCTGCTTCAATAACGTCCTTCTCCATGTGTTCAATGTACTTGTCGAACTTTGAAGCCGGGTTAACTTCGAATACCTCTGCCTTGAATGCCTTATCTGTGATGATCTTGGCTCCAGCACCCATCTTCTTGAACTCTTGTTGTTTATCCTCAATGAAATCCTCACCTACGTCTTCAAACTGAATCATCATCATAGGAGAAGCGTAAGACTTGAATATCTTGACCATGCTGTCTTCGATTGACCACATCTCTTCTACT